CCGTGGTGCTTGGGTATCCGCCAGCGCCAGCGCCCGAGCCGCCGGCAGCACCCGCAAGCGTCGGTCGACTCGCCGCGCCGCCGTATCCGCCGGCACCGCCACCAGCGCCGTAGACGACGGACGAGCCGGTGATGCTGCTGGTGTATCCGGGGCCGCCGTTGCCGCACTGGCCGCCAACACCGTTGGACCCTACGCCAGTAGCACCGCCGCCGCCACCGGACGGGAAGTCGTTGTTGCTGCTATTTACATACGTCCCTGTTCCGCCCGCATATCCCTGCACTGGCGATGTGGCCGGAGATGCAGCGCCGCCGTTGTTGGTGCCAGCGGATGTCCTGCCGCCGGCACCACCGCCCGAGCCACCGTCAGCGCCGGCATTGGTTGCTGCGCCGCGACCGCCGCCGCCACCACCCGTGGCGGTAATGGTGGAAAATACACTGTTACCACCGCTGCCGGATTGGTTGTTGGTGCTGGCAGTCCCTCCGCTGCCGACTGTTACTGTAACAGCGCCAGACGGAGACATAGTACCTGTTCTAACACCCCCGCCACCTCCACCACCTCCGTAGTCATATCCGCCCGCTCCACCGCCAGCTACTACGAGATATTCAACAGAGATAGCAGCGTATGTAGCATGGGCCTGAGAGACTGTACCAAGCCAATAAGTACCATCGCACACAAAGCGGACGAGGTCGGTTCCGCCCTTTGTGGTTGTGAATGTCGGCGCGGTGTTGCTGGGCCAGCGAACATCTGTGAACGTCGCCGTCCTGCCGCCAGTGCTGTCTTGCACCAGGAGCAGGGTGAACTGCTGCCCCGCCGCAAGGGCTGGCATTGTCACCGTGCAGTTTCCGGTGAGAGTCAGCGAGCAAACGCCGCCATAGAGGTCAGTCGGCGCGAGCGTCTTAGAGGTGCCGCTGTTGCCGAGCGACTGAAGCGAGGCGGCTGGAGTGTTCGCGGAGAGCGTGCCGACTTCGACGTACTTGTTAGTGGACCCGGCCCACCTGTACGCCCGAGACGCATCGGTCGCCAGGTACAAGACTGCGGACGATCCCGTGGCCGGAAAGTCGGCGGTCGTTGCGTATTCGTATATCTCGGTCGCGCCTGCCCCTCCGGCACCAATCTCAACCATCGCCCCGGCGGTGTTCTTGATGTAGAACTTGCCGTTCGTCTTGTCCCAGGCCGGCTCGCCCGTGACGAAGTCGCTTGCCGTTGGAGCAGTTGTGCCGCTCCGAATAATGATCTTATTGGTGCGAGGCATTAGGGGTATGTGCCGCCGTCAATGTCGCTGCTGGGTGAGAGAAAGTCAGTGCCTGCGGTTGCCGCCGTGAACGCACTGGTGCCGTTGCCCTTCAGGATTCCGGTGAGGGTTGTGGCCCCGGTGCCGCCCTGCGACACCGCCACCGTGGTGAACCCACTGCCGAGCGAGCCGCTGGTCAGAGTCCCCACGGAGGTGAGGCTGGATGCGGTGACACCCGACCCAAGCGTGCTGCCGGACAACACGCTAGATCCGTTGATGTAGTACGCCTTGCCGGACGCCAGATTGAAATGCTCGCTGCTGGTCCAGGCGTCCGTGGAGTCCACCCAGTTCAGCGTCTTGTCGGTGGCTCCCTTGAGCGTGATGCCGCCGCCGTCAGCCGTAGTGTCGGACGGGGAGGCCACGTTACCGAGAACCATGTTTTTGTCGGCTACGTTGACCGTGGTGCTGTCCACGGTCGTTGTCGTTCCGGTGACCGACAAGTTGCCCTGGATCGTCAGGTTGCTGGAGATCGTCCCTCCAGTCAGGGCGAGATAGGTCGATGCCGCCGCGCTGGTCGTCAGGTAGGTTGCCGAGATGTCCGGGATGTCTCCGGCCACCAGGGCGCGAAAGGTCGGGGTTGCATCCGAGCCTGTCGTCGGGCCAGCCAGCACCTTGTTGGCGTTCTGCGTGACAAGCGTTCCGGTCAACGTGCCGCTTGTCGTCACAGGCGAGCCAGACACCGTGAAGATGTTCGGCAGCGCCAGGGCCACGCTAGATACCGTGCCAGACGCGCTGCTGGTGCCGTATCCCTGCGCCTTCACCCAGGCGGTCGTTGCCACGGCCGTGCTGTCGTCATTAGTGGCCGGCGTAGTGGCCGTAGCCGATGAGCCAAGAGAGACAGTGCCTGAGAACGTGGTGTTGCGGCTGATGGTCTGCGTCGTTCCGCCGGCAAGCGTAGCGACGTACCCCGGACCCGCGATGGCCTGGATGGTGGTTGCAGATCCGCCAGCCCCGCCAGTGCCCACGCCTATATAGAGCGTGTTCGATCCTTCTGAGTAGGCCAGCTCCGCGTTGGCGAGAGAAGTGGGCGCCGAGGAGCTTGTGCTTCTCTTTATGCGTATGACATTGCTCATCCGTAGTTCCCCCCGTCAACCAGATTGCTTTCGTTGTGGTTCCGCCACTTGCCGTTGTAGTACCGCAGAACGTCCCCTGTTGAGAGCGTCGTCAGCTCAACGTCCGTCGCCTGCGCGATCTGGACTGACATCGTCTGCAGCAGGTATGGCAGGGAGTTCCAGCGCGTCACGCCGTCTCCGGCCTTGAGCGCGTTGTTGGTTGTGTCCCAGCCCAGCTCGCCGGGCAGCAAGATCGGATTGCGCGTCGACCATTCGCTGCTGCTTCCCCGCCGGATCTGAATCCGTTCGGCCATTACCTCCCCTTTGCGCGGTAGGCATGCTTCTCTATGACCTTCGCCCGCAGGTCTTCAGTCCTGGCTCCGGGGTTGAGCCGCTTCTGCTTTGCCACTTCCTCGCGGACGATCCGCTCGTTGATCAGCTTTCGCTTGGGAGGGGCAGGGCCGGGGTCGTAGTTGACGCTCCCGCTCACGGCCATGCGCCGCTCCTGGGCGACCTTCAGCACCTCGTCGTTGCTGGACACCCACGCCTTGGGGTCGCGCCAGCCGCGATGGTCCGCGAGTCCACCCACGTAATACTTGCCCGAGATGTTGATGCCAGCCTGCCGAGCTTCCTTCGCCACGTACTTGGCCTGGCGGGCCGGCATGGCGTCCAACTGCTGGTTGTTGTAGCGCCCCTCCATGAATGCCCGATCAGAGCCTTTGGTGCCAGGAGGGCACTGCAGGGCGCACATGATCGCGAACTTCTCGCTGGCGCCCGACTTGATGGAGCGCTGGTAGGTTTCGACGGCGGCCTCGCCGGCCTTCTGGACTTCGTACGGAATCATTGCGGCCCCGGGGGTGGAGGTGTCTGCGGAGGATTGCCTGGCGGAGCCTGTGGTGGCATGGGTGGCGGCGGAGGTGGAACCAAGTACTCCTCCACATCCATCTGGTTGACCTTGCCCCACGCCTGAAGGAGCTTGTTGAACAAGTCCGGCTTACCGGCCTGCAGCAGGCCCTGCGCCACGGGCATGGTGACCTGGAGCAGGTTGTTGAGGTTCTCGGTCTTGGTGGCGAGGTTCGGCTTGCGGGCCGAGCCAGCCTCCACGCGGTACGAATACTCGCGGACGATTGCGTCCGGGTCTTCGTTGCGAACGTGCAACTGCCACGCCTGCGCAGCCATAGGGCCAAGCAGCGGCGCAACGTCCTGCGGGTCGATCAGCCACCGCGCGAGGAGGGCTTCCTTGCGAGCGACATCCGAGAGAGCGTCCTCCAGGATATTTGCATAGTCGTCGGGCCTGACCGAAATCTGCTCCGACTTCACCTGGGCCTCTGCGGCACTCCTCATGGACGAACGGGTCATGCCGTAAATGAGTTCGGTCAAGCCGACGCGACGATCAAAGAGCGCGGTCACCTCGGAGATGATGTTGTACATGTCCGACGTTACGCCGGGCATGTTGAACACCGAGATGACATCGTTGACCGACCGACCAATGGCCTCGGAGATTTCTACGATCTTCAGGCCACCCTCATCCTTCTCCAGGATCTTGGCCTTGAGGTCCGGGTCGGCAGACTTAGCCACGCCGATGAGCGTCTGCGATGCCGTGGCGATGCGAGTCGCAAGGAACGACATCGCCCAATTAATGAATCTGAGTTCTCCGATACCTGGACGAATCAGAGAGATGGGCCAGGAGTAGCCCGGCTTGCCGTGCCAGGCGAGCAACGTGAACGGCCATCCGTGCGGCTCGGCCCAGAATGGGATCGGCCACTGGGCCGCCATGAACAACTGCTGCGGGATGCCCGTCTCGTCCACCTCTTCTTGGAGCATGGACGGCGGGCAGTTCAGCGGGTACTCAACGCCCTCGGCAACGACGATGTAGCAGTTCGCCCCAAGGGCATCGAACTTGCCGCGCAGGTCTTGGTCGCCGTCCTTGAGCCGATCCCCGAAGCCGGTCTTGGAATAGATTTCCCAGTAACAGATGAGGTCGTTGGTCTGCCCGAGCTTCTTGCGGTACTCATAGCCGCGGTCGCCCTGCTCGGTGCGGGACTGGTAGCTTTCGATGTTGCCCTTGAGGTCATTGCGGTCGATGCCGAACTTGGCCGCCACCTCATCAATGGGCTGGACGCGCTTGCGGGCCGCCCAGCGGATGTCCTCAAACTCATCCGCGTCTGGATCCCACAGCAGGTTGTCGATGCTGTCGTAGAAGCTGCCGGCCATCTTCACGTTAGACCCGGGCGGCTGGTACAGCTCATGCCACCACACGCCAGCGCCCTTGATGAACGCCTCCTCCACCACCTTGCGCGAGTTGCGCTTGAGGTCCAGCTCGTTGGGCGTGTAGTTGAGGTAGTCCTCCAACAACTGGGAAACCACCTTCCGCCGGTCCAGCATGGCCTTCTGCTGCATGAGGCCCTGCTGATACATCTGCATGCCAGGGTCGGGCGCCATCATCGGCTGGCCGTCCGGCCCCATCACGGGACCATTTGGCCCCATCATGGGCACCGGCTGCTGCGGGAAGATTCCCAGCAGCGCCGGGCCGATGATCGGATAGTCCTTGGGCGTGACCGTCCGACTGGGGTTCCGGTGATGGATGACCGCCGTGAAAAGACGGACGGCCTCCCAAACCCGGTTGACCTGCATGCGGAACGCAGGCGGGTTCATGCCCTTGTTGTAGCCCCGCTCTCCACGGGCGTACTTGTCGCGCCACATGAAGTCCGGGTCACCAGCGAAGAACTGCATCGCCTCGTCAGCGTCGGCCTGGAAGGGACGCTTGTGCTTCTCGGCTTGGCGGATGCACTGCAACCAGCGAGTGACGATGGGCAGCAGGGGGCTGTCTTGGGGCATGAGGTACTCCTACTGGTTAGTGCCTCACTTGGCCTTTCTGGCGTCCAGGTCGGCCAGCTTCTTCTCCAAAAGCGCCACTTTCTCCGAGAGAATGGCGAGCTTTGGGTTGGCCGGCTTGTGCGCCCAAAACCCGTACTCCTTCCACGCCGGGAACTCGTTCACCCCGGGGTCGGTCAGGTGGTGGACGCTGGGCTTGTCGTTGCCGCCGTAGCCGGGGGCGATGGCCCAGAGGGTCAGGGTCCGTGAGGAAACCTGCGTCACCAGGGCGGGGATCGGATCGGCCCCCTCATGGCGGTAGTACAGGACAAACTCACCCAGTTCCGCGGCCGGCATCTTGTAGTCGCTCATCGATTACTTCCCATAGGCCCAAGGATGATGCAGGGGTCATCACCCCCATTCCGACGTTTCTTGTCGGCAAGCCACTTCACCCACCAAGGCTCTGGGCCAAAGCTCTTGGGTGGTGCGTGGTACTTCGGTTCGTAGGCGCAGAGGTATTCCAGCGTCTGGACTGCGTGAACCTCGCCTCGGCTTTGCGGTTCGTCGGTGACGTAGACCTGGCCGTTCACCGTCGTCGTCTTCTTGCGGTAGCGCTTGATCTCGCGCAGAAGGTTGGGGCAGGCGCCTTCCAAAACCTTCAGCTTGGTCGACCCGTCGCCGCGGATGTGCAGCATCTGCCGGACCAGGGCCGTGCGCGCCGGGATGTCATCCGAGCCTGGAGTGAATCCGTGGCCGCTGATCATCGACCGGATGCCGCGCTTCTTCAGCTCCTCGGAGTACAGCTCATGCGGCAGGCGACCCGAGCCAAGGTCGCGCAGCATGCCGCCGTGCATGTCGATGATGAAGTTGTAGAAGAGCTGCTCCTGGGCCTTGGCGGCGAACTGCTCGCCAAAGATGAGGCTGTTGCATTGCCGGATATACAGCTCGTCGTAGATGAGCAGGAACTTCTCGTCGGGAGGGACGGCCCCGAAGACCGCAGCCATCACCGTGTGGCCGGGGTCGATGGCAACGTACCTCGTCCAGTCTGGCGGCACCTGCCCGGCCGGGAGTTCGGCTCGCGGGATGACATGCACGGAGGTGTTGAACGTGGGGTACATGAGCGTGGATTCGGTGGTGAACTCACCCTCCGCACGCATGCGCACCTCTTCCACGCCCAGCGCCGACCAACGCTCAATGTTCTTCTTCTTCTCCTCCTGGTCGATGTGCGCGTTATCCAGGAAGCGGAACGTGAACTTCTTGATGAGCGGCTTCTCGTTGCCAAGCTCGGCTTCCTTGTCGGCGCGCTCAGACAGCCCCAACAAGGCGTCGTTCTTGGAGTGGGGCATGGCAGACCAGATAAAACGCCCCTTGCGGTCGGCCAAGCGAGCCTGCATTTCCCCGACCCACCGCTCGTTGTTGATGTCCTCGTCGATATGAACGAGGTCCGCCTGGAAGCCCTGCGGCGGGTCGCCTTCCGACGAAAAGCAGTAGATCGTCCACCCGTTCGTCAGCTCGGCCTTATTGAGGTAGCCAGCGTTCTTCAGCACCCAGGACATGTCCTTGACGAATCGCGGCGGGATGAGCGGCGGCGCCGGCTTAGCAAACTGCGGGTCGTCCCTGGTCGGATCAAAGGCCCGCCACTCGCCAGTCACCGAATCGCGGATGATCTTGAACGCCCCGGCGCGAAAAAGCATCGGAACGATTACTAGGCCCACATGCGGCCAATTTCGGCCGACCACAACTAGGTTGCCGTTCTCTTTTGGGTACTTGTTGTATGGGTCTTGGCCCGTTGCAGCGCGAGCGTCTTCAACGAACGTGGACAGGCTTTTGCCGCTGTTGTGATTTGGCAGGCCGTCGATGATGTAGTTGCGCGTCTCTGGAACCTCAAAGTCCCACACATCTCCTTGCCCCAAGTACCTGTAGGCGGTAATATACAAATGTTCATTGCCACCCACTGGAGCATCGAATGGGATTGCACAACAAGATCGACTGGCCGGTTGAGCAAATGCGGCGCTGGTACGAGGTGGAGCGAAAAACAGTGGCCGAGATAGGGGCACTGCTGGGCCGCAATGCCAAGGTGGTGAACAAGGCGTGCAAGCGCTTTGGGTTTCAGATGCGCCGGCGAGGACCAAAGAACGGCCCAGAGCATCCTGGCTGGAAGGGCGGTCGCCATCCCGACAAGGCGGGCTACATACTGCTGCACAAGCCAGATCATCCTGACGCCAATTCTGAGGGTTATGTCCGCGAGCATCGGCTTGTTGCAGAGCAGATGCTTGGTCGGCGTCTTCTTCCCACGGAAGTTGTGCATCACAAGAACGATGTGCCCGACGACAACAGGCCCGAAAACCTTCAGGTGTTTGACACCAACGCCGATCATCTTCGGGAGACTCTGGCTGGAAAGTGCCCGAAGTGGTCGCCTGAAGGTCGGCAACGCATTCTGGAAGCAACGCGCCGCGGAGGTCGGTCCACTTGCCGGAAGCGTCAAGAATCAAGTGATCCAGAGTGCAGCGCAACTCGCCGCCATTGCTCAAGACAAACGCATACAGGGGCTGGCGGTCTTTGATGAAGGGCTTGAGGGCCTGCGCCCGCACCCGTCGCCCGCCAAGGAGCGACTCCACCCAGAACTGGCCTCTGATCTCGCTGACGGTCCAGCAGCGCCTTGCCACGGGGTCCCAGACTTTCTGGTCGCCAGCCAGGCAGCGATTGCCTCCGATCACCAGGCGCTCTGACGCCATGCACTTGTGGAACTCTTCCTGGTGCGGCATGGGCCGATAGAGCTTCAGCGACTCCAGCTTCCGCTCGGCCAGCTCGGCACGCACCTCCCGCATGTGCTGGAGAGCGTGCTGACTGACGAACTCGCCGGTCGGCTCAGGAATCGGCGGTGCTGGAATCGTCGGATGCTTGCGCATTCTGCTGCTTCATGGTCTGCGGATGCCACTCGCCACAGTTCCAGGTGGTGAACACCAACGGGAACCGATAGCCGGCTGTGTACTTCCAATCACCCTTGTTCAGTTCGCCCATCTGGGGCGGGAACCGGCGGCACTCCCCCCGATCCTTCGCCTTCTCGTCCAAGACAAACCACCGGCACTTGTGGCACCTCACCCTTCACCTCCAATGCACCTGACTTCGCCATAGCCAGCGCGGTGGCGAGAACGTCCCGCCTGTACTCCGCTTCCAGCTCTTCCTCGGTCATCAGCTCAAGCGGCTTCTTCGATCCGCCCATTGCCGTGTTGTTCGTCGCCAGCCGGACGATGGAGTCCAACTGCTTGGTGCGGAAGGCACCGCCGGCAGGGGCGTCATAGAACTGCTTAATGAACGCCCGCCCGAATCCCTCCACACCGCCGAAGTACCGCATCAGTACTTCCAGCAGCTCTGACGAGTGGGGGATGTTCGCCCCGCCTATGCGAGCGGAGGCGATGAAGAGGTCGACCGCACCCTTCTCAATCTCGGAGAGCTTCTTCGCCCTGACTTTGTCCCGGCCGCGTTTGTCCGACTTGTTTCGACACTTCCGGCACTTGGCGTGCCACCCGTCCTTACTCCGATGCCAGTGTTCGCGGTCCAGCGGATAGCTGGTCCCGCATTGGGTGCATTTACGGCTCTCTGACACGCACTAACGGTTTGGGTGGGGTGTACTTCCAGTTCAGATCGACCAGCTTGACGGACGGGTCGAAGTTCGATTGCGCGTACTGTGTCAGCTTCTCGCTGATGTCCTTGGCAGCGACGATCACGGGCTTGCCAACGCACTTGGGCTTCCAGTGCCCAGCCCAGGCGTCCCAGTTACAGAAGACGGGGTTGTAGCCAAGCGTGCGCGCGCCAGCGAGCGACAGGTCGCGCGTCATCGTCACATCCTCCGTGGAGGACTTGCTGGCCGCGTACTTGTCGGACCACTCGTAATAGAACCAGGGCTTGCTGCTAGCGTCCTTCGGCTCGGTAATCGCAAAGGCGCGCATGTCGTACATGATCAGCCCGGTTGGCAGGGCAGCGCACTCCTGGATGCCGGCCATCTTCGCCCCGGTGTTCCGGTCGTACATCTCCAACTGGAAGTCGGGGTTGGCATGCTCCGACTGCTGGCTCTGCCAGCGGAACACGTAGACGTTCTCAACGGGCGGCGGGCCGCAGTAGGGGGCGCCAATGACCACCGGGCCGTCGGCATAGTGGTCGACCAGGAAGTCGAAGGAGGACTGGAAGAACGGCTTGGCGTCCGGCTCGCCGGCATAGAGGTCCGGCTTCATGTCGGAGTCCACCATGACGAGAACGTCGCACCCATACTCCCGGGCCATGAGGACCGAGCGGTTGCGGGTCATGGTGATCGGCGTGTCAGACAGGTTCCAAATCTTGACGTTCGCGATTCGCGAATCTTGGCTGATCTCTTTGATCAGCGGAGTCATCCACTCCCGGATGTCGGGCACCTCGGAGGAGATGCCCCCGTTACCGCCATACGAAAAGGTGCAGAAACCGACGTTGAACTTCTGTTCCATTTCCACCTCGGGGGAGAGTGGTCAAGTGTACACTATCACAGGACGTAGCGCTAGAACGCCCACCTGCCCGCGCCGTACCTATCATTGAGACTGTCGATGTACTTCTGGCGGTCAAAGCCGTACGGAGTGCCCGCAGGCTGCGGCGGGATCGGCTGCGCAGCTCCAGGGGGAGCGTACAGCGGGGCTAGGGCCTCTTCGGCGGTGCCGGGCACAGCCTCGGGCGGGGCCATGCGCTGCGGAGGAGGCGGCGGCTGATACGCACTCGGCGGTGCGTAGCTGCCCAGGTAGTCGGCAAGCGGCTGCTGCTGGGGCGCCTGCTGGGCAAAGGGATTCGACCATCCGCCCTGCACCATGTCCTTGGCGCGCGCCAGGAGAGCGTCCAGGTTGAACTGCGGAGCGCCCTGCGCCTGACCAGAGTAGTAGGGCATCATCGCCGTGTTGGCCTGGTGGATGAAGGCATCGCGCAGGCCGTAGTTCGGCTGATCGCTCGTTGAGCCGTCGAAGTTCCGGTAGCGCGCCGTGAACGGCTGGGGGCGATCCTGGTACGCCTTGTACGCCCAGTTGCCATCGTTGTCGCTCTTCATGGAGCGGACGGGGCCGTTGTTGCGCTGCGTGGTCGCGTATCCCGGCTGCGAGTACGAGGTGTCGGGGGTGGTCG